CCATCATAAGGACGCCAACGCCAAGCCTTCTTAGCTGAGCAGATCGAGCCATTGAAGATGATGTAACTGATTCTCTTATTGCCAGACTTTGCAAGGAGTCGAATCTGATCGACCAGGTCAGGCATGAGATCGGGCTTCCTGCCTTTGCCTGCAAGGTCGCGGTCAACATCGATGGCACGAACCCATCCTTGTACATCTGGATTATGATCAGACTTGCGAGCAGCGTGTCGGGTATCACCGATCCAGCCGTCCGAAGTTCGATCTCGATCTGGGAATGCATCATCTATCTGCTCTCTTAATTGGATTGCAGACTTTGAGAGTCTAGGCTTCATCCAAGTAGTAGTGCAGCTTCATCGGCGGTAATGCCTAAGCGCTCAAGTAGTGCAGCCTTAGCATCTGCCTTAGCTTGGGCCTGCGCTTCTCGCTCTGCAATCTGAAAACGAGTTGCTTCACGATCGGCAAGGAATGCCTCAAGTTCTGCGCCTTCTAATTTTCTTTTGCCTTCTTCATTTGAGATCCAAATCTCAGGCGTTGTTGTAGCCATAAACTCTCACCTTTCCTGTAATTGTTCCTGATGCTGGGTAAAGAGTGAATCCTGTAAATGATGTGGTCGTGTTAAATGCGCCACCGTTGCTATAAATAAGGCTTTGGCTACCAGTCGTTCTTCCCATTAAATTTGAATAAGTTGTTACTTTGGTTTCAAATGGATTAGCAATTTGAAATGTGCAACTGGCCGTGCCTGCTGATTCAATATAGCCATAAGTAAATGAAGTTTGAGCGCTGCCGCCTTCACCTGTTGGTGTTGTTGCATTGGATACATTGTAAATTCCAGACCAGAAATAATTGCTAGTTGTGTCATCTGCGCCACTTACTCGCAACCTTAGTTGTTGATAACCCGTTGCGCTGGGTGCGTCATGGTTTAACTGAATTAGATAATTTTGATAAGTTGTAGAAAACACGTCATTGACGTTGTGTGCTGAACTACCCGAAAATGAAGTTGATGATATTAAGGTTAACGCGCCAGCACTAGCTGACGCCCATTTCAGGCCAGTCGCCTGGGCTGAGTCTGCGGTCAATACTTGACCATTTGTGCCGACGCCTAGACGGGCATCTGCGGTTGAGTAAGTGTAGAGATCGCCTTTTGTAGTCAATGGACTTGATCCACCGACTGAGACCCATGCTGAACCTGAGTAATACTGTGTCGCGTTAGTGTCCTTTAGGTAAGAGATCATGCCCTCTTGAGGTGAGGTGATCGCAGAGGTACGAGCTGCGGCATCGGCAAAGACCATGACCACCTGAGAAGCTAGATAGCCGTTAGCGTCTGCGGCGGTTAATACATCACCCGTCGAGAACTCTTTATATCCTAAACCTGCTGCCATTGATTGTCTCCTAGTATCCTAATATGGACGTGCCTATTATACCCGACGTGGCTGATCCTATGATGAATCCTTCCACGATGGGCTCAAGTGTTGTAACTGTGCATTTCATGCTGTTAGGGGTTATGTCCCACGCCAAGCCTTGCACTTGCAAGGTCTTAACGATTGTCGAGCCGTCTGGCTGGACGTTGGTAATTTTTACGTTGTCGAAATAATCAAGGCCGATCATTGTGTCAGTCGGTACTGCTGTATCGAGTAGATCAACTGTCATGGCATCGATGCGGATCGTAGTCTCTTTGCGAGTGGCAACGTAGATATCGGCAATGTCCTGGACTTGAGCATCTGTCTGTGCGATGAGATTATCTACGTTCATGCCATGAGGAAAGTATTTAGCGATTGAGTCAGAATCAGTTGATGTGACCTGCGTGCCACCTACTCGAATCATTGACGCACTATTAATGATGAGCTTGTCGTCAAATGCAAATTTTAGATCAGAGTAAGGAATGCCAGTAGTCTGATTAAACTCGATTGGTGTCGCGGCTAAAGACCCAACCACATCGGCTCGATCCTTAAACTCAACTTCTCCATTGGGCAAAACAAAAAATGCCCCCTGCTCTGTAAATTCTGCTACTTGAATTGCCGAAAGGCTAGAGCGATTGGTGGCTGGATCAGCTTGGCAGGTGGTTGATCCTGTGTCGATGGCACGCAAAGTTGCAGGGAAATCCACTTGATCAAGAATCTTATTGATCCGCGTGCCAGTAGTCTGACCAGCGCCGGAATCTGCAATCGTCGAGACGTTAGCCATAGCCAACAGACGAAAAGCGTCAGAGCAAAGAATGTCGACGTATCCTGTCTCCTGACCTATCGGGTAATAGTATTTGTAATCTTGCACATAACCTGAAAATAAGAATTCTTGCGCTGTCGCTGTAGTGGCAGCCACGCGGATCTTGCGCAAGGGAGTCAAAAAGCCAAAGTAAGGACTGGATGTATTTTGTGGGTTAAAGTTAGAATCAGGGTCTAAGACCCTAACTGTGCAATTGCCAGCCTCATAAGTATCGCGCATGATATTGCGGCCACGTCTAATTGTAATTTGACGAGTGACGCTACTGAGATCGACCACGGGCTCTGGGACTGCACTAGCTGCAAACTGAGATGTGCCTATGACGCCATTTATAGCGTCGCCAATGATAAAGCCAGTAAAGCCAAACGTAGCGCCTTGGCTAAAGTCAAAGGAAACCGAGATAGTGGCTGGAAGGGTCATCCTTCGTCTACCCTCGTTCCAAATCTAGCCGTACGATTTACGCCAATAAATGAGCCTGAAAGAGATTGATTGGTCTGCTGTTGTGTGATGACTGCGGCTACAGCTTCGCCAGCAACTTCGACTTTGACGTTGACGACAGGAGCTGGATTAACCCCTGCGACGACGCCAGCAGGCAAGCCACCTTGTTGGCCAAAGGTTGGTGGCATTGCGTAGGCAGGTGGTACGAAATTTGGTACTGGCGTGCCGAGCATGTTCCCACCAAAATCAAGTTTAGGAACTGACCATTCCGAGAAAGGGTTAGGGGCTTTAGGAGTCGCAAGCAAAGATGCACGCAGTTCATTGTTGCGCTTAATGGCTGTGTCTAATTGGTCAGATAACTGTGTGGCTAGGGTTGCATTGCCATCAAGGATGGCCTTTTGTAATTGTAAAGACAGGCGATCAGTCTCGCTCAACTTGCCTTTGAGTGCTGCCTCAATACTGATCGCTTCTAGGTTAAGAGTCTTAGACGCCTTATTCAGAGCATTCTGTTTCTTCTGTGTATCTAAGTTTTTCTTCTGTACTGATAGCAATTCTTTAGCACGCTTCATAGCGTCAGATTCGACCTTTTTGCGCTGGGCTTCCTGCTTCTGCAAGGTGCTTATTCCTAGGACATTGGTACTTGTCAAAGGCTGAGCATTACGGGCAGGATCAAAGATGGCGGCAATTCGCGGATCGTTGCGACCTGTCGAAGATGGAAGCAACTTGATGACTTGAATGAAGCGAGAGACTGATCCAATTGCATTAGAAATGCTCTGTGCAACTGAGTCGATCTTATTCACGAAATCTGTAACATCCTTAGATTCTGTTAAAGTGATCATGGCATCGATCAAGCCTTTGCCGATTGTCTCGCTGGCCTCGCCTGCAGCAACTGTAAGCAAGGACATCTGGCCTGCATAAGTCTGTAGTTGAGCTGCATTGGCTCCGCCGAATAAAGTATTAAGGCGAGCCTGAACATCTACATAACTGGATGTAGTCAATTCGGCCTGAGTCAAGCCTAGATTATATTTTCTTAGGCCTCTTGTATTGCCTGTATAGGCTCGGCCAATATCCTGTGCAACGGTAGAAACATTGATGCCAGTAGCGGCTGCTACATCTAAAGCCTGATTGAGAATCTTCTGGGATTCGGTAACTGAGCCCGTAATCTGTAATAGTGCCTGCATCGATGGACGAAGTTCAGAATCTGTGACGCCTGATAAACGAGATAACTTCTGAATATAATCTTCAATGGCTGGAGCCTCGAAGGCTAGACCTAGATTCTTAACTGCCATTGCAAGGCGAGTAGCCTCGCGCTGATCCTCAATGAATGCGCTAGCTGCGTTCTTAGTAAACTTTAGAAGCTGCTGCGCTCCAAATACTGCTGCGAGGCTCTTGCCTAACTTTTTAACGTTGTTGTCTAATGCGCTGACACTTTTGCTCGTGTCGCTAAATGCCTTCTTGCCTTTATTCTCGACGACAATCGGAATCCGTAACTCAGCCATTGTTATTGCCTTTCGCGTTAAACTTAGCGGCGGCCTTTTCCAGGGCTCGGATCACTCCGACCTTAGCCTTGCCTTGATCCTGATCGTAAGCCTTAAACATCGCACGGCCTTGCATCTTGTTACGGCCAGCGAATGAGCCTTGAAATCTTGGTGAGAAGTTGCCAGTTATTCCAGACTTGCGTCCGGCGGTCTCAACGATCGCACCTGCTGCAGTCTTGTTGTGAATCGATACTGACTGTGACCATCCTTGGCGATTAGGTTTTGTAGGTGTGAGCTTGTATCCGATTCCTCGACGAGCCTCGGCGGCATCGTACATCGGGAACTTAGCCGTCTTGACTTCATGCTTTACGAATCCAGATGGAGCCTCTGCGTTAGATGGAAGAAATCCTCTAGCCTTCTTTACGACTGGCTTAAGGAATCCGACCATCTCATCACGAGTCTCTTTGTCAAGATCAGGCGAGAATTGCTTGAGAGCCTTGCGAAGCGCACTAGCGCCTTTTAGCTCTGTAGGCATCTGCCTGCTCCTTTGCTCTATCCTTCAGCGCTTTAAGTAGCATCTGAAGCATCGATGGATCTAGATCGATTAAAGATTGTGGAGGGATAGCCGTCTCGATGCTCAAGCGAGCTATGAGATAGTGGATGCTATCCCTGCCTAGGCCAAAGGGTCAGACTCTGCAACCTCTACACTCTTGAGAGTTTCGAGAAAGTCTGCGCCGAATGGCTTGACTGTGGTTCCACCTAACCTAAGGCCTTCCCATGCAAGCCAATAGACATCCGATTGCTTTTCATCATCGCGGAACGCCTTGTGAAATCCCTTTTTAGCATATAGCTCGAACGCGTACTCTAATCGAGGAGTGATCTCGATCTCGGTGACTGTGTTGTCTGCCATCGTGACTATTAACTTTGCCATGCTGTGCCCCTTTGTTTAGTTTCTTAGAATGTGCCTGTTGTGGCTACTACTGTAGTACCTGATACGTTGAATGTCAGGCTCTGAACTGCAAGATCAGCAACTGCGCCGTTTATGTCGGTTGTGCCGTTGATCAAGCATGTCATTGTGTAGAGAGGGTTAGTTGCAGAGACTGCAGTTCCCTTTTCCTGTAGTAGAACTACTGTGACGTTTGTTCCCCACGCAGCTTGCAAAGTCTGTAG